AGCATCCCGCAGGCGAACATGCCGCAGGCCATCATGTGGTTGCGCGGCCAGGGCCAGGACGCCATTGTCAAGCGCAAGATCGACTTGGAGTTTGGTAAGGGCGAGGACCAGAAGGCCGCCGAGGCGCTGGACGCCATCATCAAGGCCGGCTTTGCCCCCACCGACAAGCAGACCGTTCACCCGCAGACCCTGGGCGCAGTGCTGCGCGAACTGGTCGGCAACGGCGTGGAAGTACCCATGGCCCTGCTGGGCGCGCACGTCCAAGGCTGGGTGCGAATGAAACCTGCTAAACGATGAACTACGCCAGGATATACGAAGCTTTCATAGCTGATAGATTGTCCAAACAGAACAATCTAGAGAAGGACACGTACGACCGTCACCACATCCACCCCCGCTGCCTGGGCGGCACCGATGATCCGACCAACATCGTGCGCCTGCTCTTCTCTGATCACTTGTTCGCCCACGTCCTGCTGGCCAAGATACACGGCGGCGTGCTGAGGGTATCCGCAGTGCGGATGTCCGGGATGAAGAAGTACAACGTGGGCCGCAGCCGGCGCCTGCGCTACCAGGGGCTGCGGGAGGCCGTGGGCAGGGTCGCCGGGGAGCGCTTCCGTGGCAAGCCGCTGTCCGAGGAACACAAGGCCAAGATAGCGGCGACTCAGAAGGGTCGAAAGCCCCCAGCGGCGGCGATAGCCGGCGTCATACGCACCCGGACGGGGAAGCCCCTCAGCCCTGAGACCATAGCCAAGCTGCGCGTGGCTAGGCGTGGTAGAACACCAAACAAGGGCAATAAGCATTCTGAAGAGACAAAACAAAGGATGAGTGAGTCTCAGAAAAGAACGTGGGCTTCTCAGAAGGCAGCCAAGGAACAATTAATAGAATCTGGGACCGCCTAGCGGGACCAAATCGTGCCTAGGACCGGCGCACGTAAAAGGGGCCGCTCCATTGGAAAAGGAACTGCAGACCATGGCCACGGCCGACAAGAAGAAACCCCAGAGCGAAGACGAAAACACTCAGCCCGATCCCGCCACCAAGGAACTCGTCGACCCCAAGACCGGGGAAGTCACCGAGGTGGCGGATGATGAGTTTGCCGGCTACACCGAGGACGCCGGCGCGGGCTTCGAGAACCAGACGGCGGAAGACGTGTCGATCCCCACGATCGACATCCTGCAGCCGACCAGCCCGCAGGTCATGGTCGAAGACACGCCCCTCAAGGCGGGCATGTTATACATCAGCACCACCGGCGCCGGCATCAAGGGCAGCGAGGGCGTGACCTTCATCCCGGCCCTGACCCGGCACAGCCTGCCCGAGTTCATTCCGCGCGACAAGGGCGGCGGTTTCGTGTTCGACCACGACATCGACAGCGAACTGGCGCGCCGCGTCCGCGCCGAGCAGGGCCTGGGCAAGTACAAGCACCCCGACAACGAAAATGAGCTCAAGGAAACCTACACCGCCTACGGCGTGGCCCTGGACGGCGACGGCAACCCGTTCCCGGCGGTCTGGCGGTTCTCGTCCACGCACATCAAGCCCTACAAGGACTGGATGTTCCGCGCCCGCAGCATCGTGGTCGTGAACCCCACGACCAAGCAGAAGATCACCAAACTGCCGCTCTTCAGCCATGCGTACAACATCCGCACGCAGAAGATGGAGAAGAACGGCAACACGTGGTACATCCCGGTGATCAACTTCGCCGACGAGTCCGCCGACAAGTCCCGTCTGCCGGCCAACAGCGAGCTCTACCAGCTGGCCAAGTCGGTGCGCGAGGCGGTCTCCGCCGGCAAGCTGAAGGAGGACACCTCCACTCTCCGCAACGTCAACGATGCTGATGGGGACGCCCTGCGCAAGGGCGACCCCAACGCCGAGAAGGCCCCCTACTAGGGCCAGCAAGAGATGAGCGCCTAAGTCCGGTCGTGCTTCCCTGATAAGGGGGCCGGCTAGAGAGGTTGCTCAGGGGGTTGGCGTCAGGGCACGGGCGTCAACCCCCACGGTCTTTAGAAGCTTAAGAAGCACAGGACATTTCGAACATGCTCATTGAATGCCATCCCAGGGATGAAACTACCCCCGCCTTCGTGCTGGACATGGAGACCACGCCCGTGGTGGGCGACTTCCTGTACACCGAGTTCGTGGTGTGGCAGGTGGAGGGGCGCTTCCACCGCATGGTGGAGGAGGCCGCCCCGCCCCCGCCCGGCAGCGCGATCATTGGCGCCGGCAACCGCGTGCGGCGCTTCCACAAGATGTTCCTCGGCGTGCGCGCCATGCCCACGCCCGTCAACGACCAGGGCCAGGGCTGATGGACGTCGCCTGGTCCCCGCAGCAGCGCCGCGCCCTGGAGATGGCGTTCCGCTGGCTGGACGACCCCACCGCCGGCCAGGTGTTCTACCTGGCCGGTTACGCCGGCACCGGAAAGTCCACGCTGGCGCGCGCCATCAACGACTACGTGGGCGGCTACGCCGTCTGCGGGGCCTACACCGGCAAGGCAGCCAGCGTCATGGCGCGCAAGGGCCTGCCGGGGGCCACCACCATCCACCGCATGATCTACACCCCCACCGGCAGCGACACGACCAAGCTGGACGCCCTGCGGGACGAGCTAGCCGTTTTGGAGGGGGTAGCCGAGCCCGACCGCGCCACGGCGGCCAGGGCCGACGCCCTGCGCTCTGCCGTGGCCGAAGCCGAGGCCCAGGCCAAGCAACCGAGCTTTCTGCTTAAGAGCCGGGAGGAATGCGACCTGGCCCTGGCCCCGCTGTGCATCCTGGACGAATGTTCCATGATTGGCGAGCGCCTGGGGCAGGACGTGCTGAGCTTCGGCTGCAGGACGTTGGTCCTGGGCGACCGTGCCCAGCTGCCGCCCGTCAAGGCCGCCGGCTACTTCACCGACCGCCGGCCGGACTACGAGCTGACAGAAATCCATCGCCAGGCCCAGGAGAGCCCCATCCTGCGCCTGGCCACCCTGGCGCGAGAGGGTAAGTCCATCCCCTACGGCGAGTTTGGCGACGCCTCCGTTGTCCGCTCCATTGACGCCCAGCTGGCCCTGGGCGTGGATCAAGTGCTGTGCGGCACCAACCTGACGCGCCAGTCCATCAACATGCGCCACCGGCAGCTGGCGGGCATCGCGGACCCCATGCCCCGCGCTGGTGAGAAGCTGGTCTGTATTCGTAACGACCACCAGCAGGGCCTGCTGAACGGAACCCAGTGGCGTTGTGAGGAAGACGTGGAGGGCTGGGAGCCGGGCGACGGCGCCGTGCCGCTCACCATCTCACCGCTGGAGGGCGGCGCGCCCATGACGGTGCCGGCCGACCCCAACATCTTCCTGGACGAGGCGAACAAGCCGGCCTTCGGCAGTCACGCCCAGCAGTTCACGTGGGGCGACTGCCTCACGGTCCACAAGTCGCAGGGCAGCCAGTGGGGCAGCGTGGCGCTGTTCGACAACTGGCCCCGCCGCGACAGCCATACTAACTGGCTCTACACCGGAATAACGAGAGCCGCTGAAAAATTGATACTTGTGAGGCCATAGATGACAGTAGTCTACTGCCTCACGGCACCATCGGGTAAGCAGTACATTGGGGTGACAAATAACCTGCAACGGAGGCTGACTTCTCATTGCAGGGCCAATACCCTGATTGGTAGATCAATAAGGAAGTATGGATTAGAAAGTATTAACGTCCAGACGCTTCTGATTGGTGATACGCCTTACTGCTACCTTATGGAGAAATCCCTAGTGTATGCTTACGATACACTTCACCCACGGGGCTATAATCAAACAGCCGGTGGCCTTGGCGGTGTTGGTGTCACACCAGAGGTAAACGCGCGTCGCGGAGCCTCCATTAAAGCGTGGTGGAGCGACCCCGGCAACAAGGAACAAGAGGCCAGACGACGGCGCACGCCGGAGGAGCTAGCCTGGAGGAGGCGGGCACAGGAGGCCAGGTGGGCCGATCCAGAAAAGCGTCAAGCCCTACTGACCAGCAGGAACACCAAGGAGGCTTTGGATAAGAAAAGTCTTAGCATTAGGACCGCGCTAAATAAGCCGGAGCGACTGGTGGCGGCACGGACAAAGCAGGCCGCCCTGTGGGCCAACCCTGCGTTTAGAACCAGAATGCTAGAGGCACAAAGAAATAAACGCTTGGAGAAATCTAGCACGCCTGCGCTACAGCAACATTCTAAAGAAATTACGACGGTTCTAACAAAAGAACAGATGCTGTTCAAGAATGAAAAACTTGAGCGGCAAAAAGTTCGCCGCCGCAATAGAAAAATCGCACGACAACTCTTAACGTAGTAACCGGGGGAACACCTTTGTCCACAGCACCAATGAGCGCCAGGGCGCTCGCCGTATTCCAGCGCACCTACAGCCGCACCCGTGACGATGGTGCGGCTGAGACGTTTGAGCAGGCCATTGACCGCGTCATTGGCCACCAGCTCTGGCTGTGGAGCCGTGCCGGCGGTTGGTCTGATACTGACATCGACACCCCGCTTGATGCTCAACGAGAGCTGATGCAACTGCGGGAGCTGATGCTGGCCCGCAAGGTGCTGCCCAGCGGGCGCACCATGTGGCTGGGCGGCACGGAGATCGCCCGCAGCCGGGAGCTCAGCCAGTTCGCGTGCAGCGGGCACGTGGTCCGCACTGTCTACGACGTGGTGGACGCTACCTGGCTGCTGCTGAACGGCTGCGGCATTGGCGCCAAGCCAGAGGGCGGCGTGCTGAACGGCTTCATGCAGCCCATCAGCAAGATCACCGTCATCCGGTCCCAGCGCACCATCGAGGATGGCCCCAGCGGCGAAGACTACAACGTGGAGACGTGGGACCGCAGCACGCGGCGCTGGACCATCCGCGTGGGCGACAGCGGTGAGGCCTGGGCCAAGGCCATTGGCAAGCTGGTGGCGGGCAAGTACCCAGCCGTGGAGCTGGTGCTTGACTTCTCAGCCGTGCGCGCCGAGGGTTCCCTGCTCAGCCGCTACGGCTGGCGCAGCAGCGGTGACACCGTCATCAGCCAGGAGATGCCCAAGATCGCGGCCATCTTGTCGCGCCGCGCCGGCCAGCTGCTGCGCAAGCTTGACATTGCCGACATCATCAACCACCTGGGCGTTATTCAGACCGGGCGGCGCGGGGCCGAGATATTGTTGATGGATGAGGGCGACCCCGAGATCGACGACTTCATCCGGTTCAAGGACGGCTGCTATGCAGACCCACAGCGGCACCAGCGGCAGCAGTCGAATAACTCTATCCTCTTCTGGGAGAAGCCAACCCGCGCCCGGCTGCGGGAAATCTTCGACACCATCCTGGCCAGCGGCGGCAACGAGCCGGGCTTCATCAACGCAGCCCAGGCCCGGCAGCGGGCGCCGTGGTTCAGCACCGCCAACCCCTGCGTGGAGATACTCCTTGCTGATAAGGGATTCTGCAACCTCATTGAGGTCGACGTTGCTAAATTCAGCCACCTCGACGACCTGCTGTCCGCTCTGCGGCTTGCCGCCCGAGCGAATTACAGGCAGACCCTCGTCAACCTGGACGACGGAATACTCCAACGTACCTGGCACGAAGTCAACGAGTTTCTGCACCTGTGTGGGACCTCTATCACTGGGGTCGCCCGGCGGCCTGATCTTACTGCGCACGATCTTAGAGCAATGCGGACAGCCGCCCACGCCGGCGCCTGGGGCATGGCCGAGGAGCTAGGCACCCCGCGCCCCAAGAACGTGACCTGCATCAAGCCCAGCGGCACCCTGGGCAAGGTCATGGACACCACCGAAGGCGCCCACCGCCCCCTGGGCCGCTACGTGTTCAACAGCATCGTGTACGCCCGCACGGACCCGCTGGTGGCCGTGCTGCGGCACGCCGGCTACGACGTGCGCCCCCACCCCACGCAGGAGACGCAGGTGCTGATCAAGTTCCCGGTGGAAAGCGAGGGCGTCCTGTTTCAGGACTTCCACGGCACGCCGGTGAACCTGGAGCCCGCCGTGGAGCAGCTGGAGCGGTACAAGCTGCTGATGTTGAACTGGGCCGACCAGAACGTGTCGCTCACAGTGTCCTACGACCCGGAGGAGGTGCCGGCCATTATTGATTGGATGCTGGCCAACTGGGACAGCTACGTCGGCGTGTCCTGGGCCTTCCGCACGGACCCAACCAAGACGGCGGCTGACTTCGGAGCGGCCTACCTGCCGCAGGCCGTGGTGGACAAGGCCACGTTCGACGCCTACGTGGCCCAGCTGCGGCCCATCGGTACGCTTGAAGACATGGGCGGCGCCGTGCCGCTTGATGAACTAGAGGATGACTGCGAGGGGGGCGTATGTCCAGTGAGATAGCCTACCAGCTGGGCTACCATCCAATCAAGGGTCTCAAGGGCGCGCCACGGGGCAACCTGCCAGGCCCGGCGCCGCGCCCCGTGCAGCTGGCCATGGCCCAGCTTGTGATAAATGAGGACTACCAGCGCGGCGTCAGCGACAAGGGCATCAAGCTGATCCTTGGCATGGCCGCCGCCTGGGACTGGGGGGCCTACAAGGCGCCCACGGTCTGCCCCACCGATGAACCCGATATATACGAGGTCGTTGATGGCCAGCACACCGCCATCGCGGCTGCGACCAACGGCAACATCCCGTTCCTGCCCTGCCTGATCCACGACCTGGCCACCCTGGCCGACAAGGCGCGCGGGTTCATTGGCATCAACACCCGCCGCATCCAGCTGACGGCGCTGGACATCTACTCCGCCCAGGTGGCGGCGCAGGACCCCGCCGCCATTGACCTGGAGTGCGCCCTGGTGGCCACCGGCTGCCGGCTGCTGGCCCACCCCCGCAGCGAGTACAGGCCGGGGGACACGGTTGCGATCAAGACGTTGCTGGCCCTGGCCGGGCGTGGGGGTCAGGCCCGCGTAGAACGGGTGCTGCGCATCTGCCTGGCGGTGGGGTCCATGCCCATCGCCAGCAGCCTCATCAAGGCGCTGGACGTGGTGCTGCCCCACGCGGCGGATGCTGATGTGGACCGCAAGGTGGTGGACTACCTGATCTTACGCGGGGTGTTTGAGGAAGAGAGCCACGCCCGCGTGGCGACGCCCAAGGGTGGGCGCAGTTATGAAACCTTTGCCGACCGCATCAGCAGCGGGATCGGCCTGCGCCAGCGTCTTGGATTGGAGAAAAAGAAATGAGCCGGTTCAAGGATGAGGCTGACGACTACGCTGGCACCCACCGTGCTGAGAGCGACGCGGCCTGGCGCGTCTCGGGCCTGGCCACCGGCGACGTCTGGCTGCCCAAGAGCCAGTGCGATATGGACCCACCGAACGCCCGCATCGGCGACCGCGCCACGTTCACCATCCCAAATTGGCTCGCCGAAGAAAAGGAACTAGTGTAATGAAGAACCTCATGATCGACGCCGAGACCCTGGCCACCACCGGCCTACCCATCTTCATCCAGCTGGGGGCCTGCGTGTTCGACGACGAAACGGGCGAGATCGGCGCGGACTTTGAGATGTGCATCAGCATTGATAGCTGCGTGGGCCTGGGGGCCATCATAGACGATGGTGCCTTTGATTTTTGGATGAAGCAGCCACCCGAGGCCCAGCGCGCCGTGCGGAACAAGCCGCAGCACATGACCGCCGCCCTGGGCCACCTGAACATGTTCTACGAGACCAGGGGCGTTGAGCGCGTCTGGTCCCAGGGCTTGGGCTTTGACATTGCCCACCTGGAACGGTACTACGACCGCATCAGCTTGCCGGTTCCGTGGCGCTACAGCGCGCCGCGCGACACCCGCACCCTGTACGAGGTGGCCCAGCGGTACGCCAACTGGGAGCGCCCCACCCGCATCGTGGCCCACACTGCCCTGGCCGACGCCCGCGCCCAGGCGCAGGACTGTCTGGGCGCCATGATGGCGTTGCGCGCCCTTTCCCCATTCACGAAATAGGCTCCGTTAACGAAATAGTCCTTGCGGACGGGGACGATGGGGCGTAGGTCTACTCTCAGAAGCACAGGAGCTACCCCATGTCCCCCGACACCAAGGTCTACACCGTAAAGTCCAACGCGGTGCGCGCCGCCCGCGCCGCTCTGACGGCGCAGGGCATCAGCGCCCCGCTCTCCATGGTCCACTTCGCCATCGACGACGCGGAGGGCGGCTTCACGTGGCGCCGCCTGGCCGCCGGCAAGCCCCAGACCATCTCTGAGCGTGTGGCCGCCAAGGAAGCAGCCCCCGCCAAGGCCCCAGCGCCGACGCCCACGCCCCAGCAGGCCGCCCTGGCTGCTGCCCTGGCCGAGGCCCCCGCCGTGGGCCAGGCGCGCACCGCCGCCCGCCGGGCGGAGCGTGCGGCCAAGAAGGTGACCAAGACGGACCACAAGCCGGCCGAGAAGAAGCCGGCGAAGGTGGCCTACCGCCCCAAGGTCGGTACGAAGCAAGGCGAGATGTACGAACTGCTGACCGCCAAGATCACCAGCGATCCCGCCAGCGACTTGGGCGCCAGCTGGGCCGACCTGCGCACCCTGCGCCTGGCCCAGTCCCCGGACCGGGACGTGGAGTGGACGCCCGCCGCCCTGTGGGGCAGCGTGTGCCGGCTGTTCCACCACCGCCGGGGCTACGGCTGCAAGACGGACGGCCAGCGCGTGTGGCTCATCATCCCGGCTGACGAGCGCGCCGCGCCGCCGAAGGGCGGCAAGGGTGGTGAGGAATAGCCATTGCGTTCCTCAGCGTCTGTTGTATTCTATGATCAGCAGCAAGGAGCTACTCCATGGCCCACAACCCCGCCCAGCACAGCCGCCAGCCCAAGGCCGCCCAGCAAGCCACCATGGACAAGCTGTTTGCCGGCGACGACCCGGCGGGCGCCTACCAGAACCCCCGCCGCCAGAAGGTGTTGTCCACCGGCTGGGCCTGGGAAGGCAAGGCCATAACCTGCCACCGCGTGGTGGACCGCAGCGCCGCCGGCCTGCACCCCGTGCAGCAGCTGTTCCGCATAGCGCCCGACGGCGCCGCCACCCCCATCTAACAGAAGCACAGGAGCTACCACCGTGACAAAGACCCGCCGCCCCGCCGGCAGCCGCGCCACCCCGTTCACCAACTCGGCCGAGGACTGCCTGGTCGGCGGCACCGAGGACATTGGTTCCCTCAAGGAAGAGATGGAGGAGTGGGCCAGCAACATGGAATCCAACTCCATGGAACACCTCCCCAAGTATGATGAGGTCAATGAGACCAAGGACGCCCTGGAGAACGCCCACAGCGGCCTGGAGCAGTTGACCGTGCCCGACGCCCTGGCTAAGGTCATGGTGACCTACACCATGGACACCCGCCGCAAGGCCCAGTCCCGCGCGGCGCGCCTGGATAATGCCTGCGCCCCGCTGGATGGGGTGCTGGACGCGGCCCGCGCGTGGCTGGAAGGCAACGAGCATGGGTCTGATGGCTACGACGAGGTCGACCAGTTCGCCGACGACCTGGAGAACGCCCTCGACGAGGCGCGCAACGTCAGCTTCCCCGGCATGTACTAGGGCCATGAAGAAAGCTGAGTTTCATTGGGTCCGTATCAAGGACCTGGGCAAGGGGTGGTATGTGTGGTTGCTGTGTGAGCGATCATACTGCCCCCATCCGCCACCGCCCGGCTACCAGATGATGCCAGGCAGCTACCCTGACGGCAACTTCCCTGTCTATGGAGGCTACTGATGCCCTACCTTGCCATCGTAATGGTCTGCCTTCTGTTCGTGGTGATTGCCACGTTCAAGGTCCTGTACCTGTTCTTCCGCATCGCCATCGGTCTAATCTGCCTGGCCGGCCAAGGCCTCTACGCGCTGTATTTGGCCTTTGTGCCGCAGGGGGAGCCGAAGTGACCCTGTACGTCGACGACGTAAGCCACCGCTTCGGGCGCATGATCATGTGTCACATGTGGGCCACCACCGTGAATGAGCTCCACGACCACGCCGCGTTCCTGGGCCTGCGCCGGGTGTGGTTTCAGCAGCCGCCCAAGGCCAGTTGGGAGCATTACGACGTGTCCCTGACTGTGAAGCGCCGCGCCCTGGTGGAGCGGAACGCGGCCCTGACGGACAAGTACGAGCCACTGGCCCACACCAGCCGCTTGCTGATAGCCTCCGGCGACCCTGTTAAGGTGACGCGCGGCGAAAAGACCCTGGCCCGGATAGCGCAGTGCCGGACCATGTTCAAGCTGCCTGTGGACGGCATCCTGGGCCAGGGGGTGCTGCTGTGACCCTACCCGTCCTAGTAGACCTGTTCTGTGGCGAGGGCGGCGCGTCGGAGGGCTACGCCCAGGCGGGGTTTGACGTTGTCGGCTGGGACCTGCGCCGCTGGCCGGGCTACCGGCACGACCTGCTGATTACCGACGTGACGTGGTACGGGGCCAGCCAGTTCGCCGCCTACTGCCGGCGGGTGGGGGCCGTGGCCGTCCACGCGTCGCCGCCCTGCCAGAAGCTGACAGAGCTGAATAGTAAGCGCGAGAACCACCTCAACTTGATACCCCACACCCGCCTGCTGTGCGAGGGGACCGACTTACCCTACGTGATTGAGAACGTGCGCGCGGCGCGGGACCACCTGCACGACCCTGTCTCATTGACTGGCTGCATGTTCGACCTTCACTGCACCACGTCCAAGGGCCAGCGCTTTGACCTATCCAGGGAGCGTTTGTTTGAAACCAACTGGCCGTTGGAGGAGCCGCTGCCGCCAGGCTGCAAACATCCCATTGCCAATGTGTTCGGCGGCCACATCCGTGCCCGCAGCGGCGAGTACCGCACCGGCAAGGGCACGGGTAAGACTGTGGACTTCCCAGGTGAGGACCGGCCTGCCCTGGCCCGCCAGCTCATGGGCATGCCGTGGGCAACGATGGGTGGAATGAGTGAAGCGGTGCCCCCGGCTTATACAAAATGGATAGGGATGCGGCTTATGGAGCATCTGGGGCTGTGAGTCGTTGGTTCATCAACTACCGCCAGCAGTGGATCGCCCAGCACCTGGCCACGCAAAAGCGCATCAATCGACAAAACCTTATGTTGATGTTTGACATATCCATGCCGCAGGCCTCGCAAGACATTCAGCTCTACATCCAAAACCACCCCGGCGCGGTTGTCTATGATTATTCAGCCAAGACCTACCGCGCCGCCACGCATCAACCCTGACCACCAACCCCTGGCGCGCCACGCCGCAGCGCGGCAGGGTGCAGCCTGTTCAGAAGCATAGGAGCGCCCCATGGGCACCGTCTACTCTATCCGTGGCACCAACGGCAGTGGCAAGACCACGCTGGCCAGGCGCTTTCTCCCGCCCAACCTGAAGGGTCAGTACGCCAAGGGCGAAGGCGGTGACACCGGCGGCCCGGTCGATCTCTGTTTCTACCCCAGCCCCACTAAGACCGACCCCGACCGCGAAAAGCGCGTGGAGGGCTACATCCGTCTGACCAAGGCGCTGGGCACGGTCGGCGCCGTGGGCAGCTACGACGCCAGCTGCGGGGGCATGGATAAAATCCCCAGCTTTGAAATCCAGCGCAACGCCATCAGCTACATGCTGGCCGCAGACCGCATCAACTGCGACCACGTGATCGCCGAGGGCCTGCTGGCCTCCGGGGTCTACGGCAGCTGGGCCGACTACGCCCGCCTGCTGGCCGGCCAGGGGCACCGCTACCTGTTCATCTACCTGCACACGCCCCTGGATGTGTGTGTGGAGCGTGTGCGCGCCCGGCAGGCCAGCGTCGGTAAGGCCGGCAAGGACTTCAACGTCCTGCAGGTTGAGACCATGATGGGCCGCGCCATGCGGGGCCGGGCCGCCGCCATGCGTGATGGTATGCACGTCTACGACCTGCCGCCCAGCAACGACACCAACGTCCTGGCCGCCATGCTGACAGACATCATGCTGGACAACCAGGCCGGCCAGGCGCTACGGGCCAAGGGCGCCGGCCCGCTGGGGCTGGTGGAACCGTGATCGTCCAGGACAGGCTCCAGCTGCTGGCCGACTGGATCAACGAACGCCAGGCCATATATCTGCGCAAGTCAGCGCTGGAACGCCAGCCTGGCGGCAACGGGCCTGAGTTTCAAAATGAACTGGACGTGGCGGCTTGGCGTGACCCTACCCGTCCAGACGCCCAGGGCGCCTACTACAACTGGAGCGCGGGGGCGCTGACACACGATCCCGTGCTGCGGCAGTACCGCTTCTGCAACGTCTACCGTGAGCAGGACAGCGTCACCAAGTGGATCAACGACAACATCCGCGTCCCCTACGCCGACAATGAGAACCTGTGGTTCATGCTTTGCGTGGCTCGGTGGATCAATTGGCCGGCCACGTTGGCGGAGCTGATAGCCACGACCGGCGCGTGGCCCACGGATGACCGCCTGTTCACACCGGAGTACATGCTGTCCGCACTGAATAGCCGTGCTGGCCGGGGCGAGAAACTATTCACCGGCGCCTACATGATCACCAACGGCGGCACCAGCCAGCCAAAGCAGCAGTACGTCGTGCGGAATGTGCTGGAGGTGCTGTGGAACAACCGCCACGACTGGCAGCACCTGAACGGGCCAGGTGATGATACCATGGAGGGTGTCCACTCCTACTTCACCAGCGGGGCCTTCCCCGGCATGGGTAGTTTCATGGCCGGCCAGGTCACGACGGACATGCGTCACACCCGTTACCTCAAGGACGCCCCAGACGCTGCCACGTGGGCGGCCATGGGGCCAGGCAGCCGCCGGGGCCTTAACCGGCTGCATGGCCGCCCCACCGACGCCCCGCTGCGCCAGGCGTCGGGCGTGCTGGAGCTGCTGGGCGTGCGGGATGCCCTAGCCGACCAGGGCCTGCTGGCGGACTGGGCGCCGCTGCCAGAGCTAACAGACCTGCAGAACTGCCTCTGTGAATACGATAAATACATGCGGGTGCGCCTCGGCGAGGGCCGGCCGCGAGCGCTCTACGTTCCAGGAAGGGGACACTGATGCACGTCGTCAACTGCCGCAACGTCAACGATGGCCTCCCCGCCGCCCTCGACCTCCTTCGCGTCCACGGCGTCCGCGAGGAGAGCCGCAACGGGCCGGTCCTGCGCATGCCGTGCCCGGTCTCGACGGTGTTCGCCCGGCCGATGGAGCGGGTGCTGTTCGCCCCCTGGCGCGACGCCAACCCGTTCTTCCATTGCTGCGAAGCGATTTGGATGCTCGCCGGCCGCGACGACCTCAAGCAGCTCACCCCCTACGTCAAGCGCATGGCCGAGTACAGCGACGACGGCGGGGTGACGCAGCCGGCGGCGTACGGGAAACGGTGGCGTAATTGGGAAGTCAGGGAAGGCGGCACCGCATACAATTGGGGCGATCAACTAGACTGGGCAGTGGAGCGGCTTCGCAAGGATACTGGTGATCGTCGAGTAGTCATTCAGATGTGGGACCCGCCCACGGACAAGTGGGCTGCCCAGAGTGGCGGCAAGGACGTCCCCTGCAATCTCACCATGTTGCCCTGGATCAGCGGCGGCGCGCTGCACCTCACGGTTTTCAACCGCAGCCACGACATCATCTGGGGCCTGTTCGGGGCCAACGTCGTCCACTTCAGCGTGGCGCAGGAGTACCTCGCCGGCCGGCTCGGGCTCGGTGTCGGGACGCTGACGTTTATCAGCAACAATTTCCACGCCTACGAGGCGACGATGCCGGACATCGCCGCTGACTACAATGCGACGCGAAACCCCTACAGCGGGCTTGCCTTTCCTTTCTCGGACCAACCCGCCATCAAGCCTGACGTCCAGCCCTACTCCATGTGGACGGACTGGGCGCAGCTAAAGACCACGGACACCGACCGCGAGCGCATCCTCCAGGAGGACCTGCGCGTCTTCTTCGAGCATGGCGCCGTCGAGGCCGCCACCAAGGCGCGCTGGCCCTGGCTGCGCCGCGTCGCCGTGCCTCTCGCCCTGGCCCACCAGCACTGGAAGGGCGGCCGGGGCGAGGCTCGCTACACCGGCGCGCTGGAGATACTGGAGCGCTGCGCTGCGCCCGACTGGCGGCTGGCGGCCGAGCAGTGGGTCCGGCGGCGGTACGATCGCTGGAAGGTGAAGGCGGATGACGGGATGATCCATGACCAAGGTTGAGACTGAAGAAGAGAAGACGCTAAAGGCGCTCGGAGCCCTTCTGCTGTTCGCGATCAGCATGAGCGCCGTGTTCTGGGACGGGTTCGTCATGATGTGGCTCTGGAGATGGTTCGTCTCCCCCCTCGGCCTCGTCTGGCTGGGGTACTGGGAGGCGGTCGGCCTCTACACCTTCTGGGCAGCCATGCTAATTATCGTGGTTAGCCAATCGGGGGTTCTGGAAGGACTTCTTCGGAAGGGCGAGCGGCGCACCTTCGTAGAGAGTCTTTCTACCATCGTCGGCAATCGCACCATCTATGCTCTATTCCTGGGTATGGGATGGGTCATTCACACTCTGGCAGCAGGCCATCCATGACCCCCGGCGACCAGCGCGCCGCCTGGTGGTTCTTCCTCGGTCTTGCCGTCGGCGCCGGCTACGGCCTGGTGTACGTGATGGGCCTGTGGCAGGGGGCTAGGTGATGGCGCGCTGGCGTACCTACCACCGTCGCCGCGCGCGGCGCGAGGCATGGCAGTGGGAGAACTGGCGCAGGTTCAACGCCGCCTACGAGGCCATCATGGACTTTGGTGTGGCGATAACCGAGAGGCTCGACGATCTGTTAAAGTCTCACGATCCCATATTTTACGACGAGGCCGGCTGGGAGAAGATACGCAAGGCTTACCTGGATAAACTCGCTGAACTTTTTCCGTTTGATGATCCGTTGCCGAGAACTGAATTCATATTCAACTACGATAAAGCCGCCCGCAGCGTTGCGATAGCAGCGCAGGTGCCCTTGCAACTGTTCTACCCATACGGCCCCGCGCCAGAGGAACCTGAAGAATGACCTCCCTCCTAAACAAGGTTCGCTTCGCCCGGGAGGGGTCGGCCGTGGAGCGCGCCCACGCGCACCCGCACCTCATGCGCTACAGCGTCGGCCACCACAGCCTGGACCTCATCACGCTGGTGACGTTGGCCTGGAAGGCCGACCACGGCGACGAACTGCCCAGCGCCCAGCTGCTGGTGGCCTGCGCCTTCCACGACGTGGCCGAGCGTGCCACGGGCGACCTGCCCAGCCCCGTGAAGACGCTCTGTCCCCGCGTGGCGGAGGTAGACGAGATGGTGCTGGCGTCCCTGGGCGTTGAGACAACCCTTAGCACCGAGCAGGACGCCTACCTGCACTGGGGGGACAAGCTTGAGCTCTACCTGTGGTGCCTGGAGGAACGGGGACGCGGCAACCAAGGATTTCAAGGCTGGATCGAGTACTACCAGCAAGCCTTTCACTGGGCGCCAGCCGAACACCTGCCCCCCGCCTACCGGCAGATATTCCAGGGGGCCACGGGTATGCGTAGCACGCGGCTCTCATACAGCGAAGTTGAAGAAATAGCGGGGATCAAGGGGTAGCCATGGTCGCTGGTGTCTACAGGCTTTGGTTTTCTAAGACTGATTCTTATATTGGATCGAGCCAAGATGTTACCCGCAGGGTCCTTAAGCACGCACGCCAATGCTTCAATAGGACCCATAAAAATCCAAAAATACAACAAGCTTATGATAGTAATGGTGGCCTGTGGCCGCAGATTGTGTTGATTTGTGATAATAATAGGGTTCTATTCTACGAACAGAAGTGCCTAGACCTCTATCGGCCTATCTGCAATCGTTCTGCTAGGGCTTCGGGGGTTGTCTTTACTCCTTTGATCGTAGCCAAGGTAGCCGCTGGCTGGACGCCTGAACGACGTGCAGCCCGCAAGGCGTACATGATTGGAAACAAACAGTGCGTAGGTCGGAAAGACACGCCCGAGACTTGTGAAAAACGATCCAAAGCCATGTCGGGAAGGAAGCCTTCGGAAGCTGCCAGGGTAGGGGCGCGTGATAGAATGCTTCGATTGCACGCAGAGAGGTACAAGGGGTTTAAAAATTATGCCAAAGATTGAACAGGTCGGGGGCAACCACTACGATGCGCCCGATGACAAGGCCCACTGGGACCTGATGGAGAAGCACGACATCGCCTACCTGGAGGCGACCGCGTCCAAGTACGTCTGGCGGTGGCCCAAGAAGGGCAAGCCGGCCGAGGACCTGGAAAAGGCGGTGTCGTACCTGGATAAGCTTCTCACAGGCCGCAACAGCTGCCGCCGCCTGGTGCCATGGAACGATCTGCAGGAGTTTATGGACATCAACGACATCCGTGGCCGGCGCACCCGTAAGGCGTTGATCCTTATCCTGATAAACGGCGACCAGGACAGCCTGCGCCAGGCGCGCAACATGCTCACCAGCATGGCCAGCAACGTCAAGGCTGGTATGGCTATTGAACTGGTGGACGTGGCGTGACGCGCCGCCCCTTTGACCCGCTGCGCCTGTACACGCCGACCGAGGTCGCCGCCGAGGTGGCCCGTGGCAGCGAGGGTGCCTGCAACGCGGACCGCATCATGGCCAGCCACCACCAGGGCCTGGATGACGTCTACTGTCGCCGCATGGCGATGTTCATCTGGGCCACGCAGACGTGTCCGCCGCAGGGCATGGCCGCCATCGGCGCGGCCTGGGGCTGCACGCCGCAGGCGGCCGAACAGGCCCTGACGCGGCTGGATAAGGAGTCCATGCTGGACCCCGAAAACGCCATGAACCGCATAGCGGTCTGCCTCTGGCCCGAACATCCCTTCTTCCGAGGCAGCAAGGCGGGATGACAACTATAGACAAAGCCCAGCCCGAAAAAATAGCGCTCTTCTTTGGTCGCTGGGAGTCCCCTGGGCATTATCTTTATTCAAGTAACGGACGCGTCATCTGGGACCCAAAGAGAGATATACCAGGCTTCCCTTGGTCTAATAGTTTGCTTGATGGTGGTTTATTGAAAAATGGAAACCATAAGGATGCGCCAACTGGAGATGTATTTTGGACAGTCGGTGGTACACCGCTCTGGTATGCTTTCTTCTGGTGGGATCGTTCAGGTGATAGACGCGGAGCTTCCTGTTCCGGTTTTTATGTCTCAGGGTTCCCGTGGCCGGCAGCGGAAGCAGCGTTCTTACATGCCTGCTCGGTTTTCCCTAAGATAACAAACAGACAACATCACGTCCTAGTACTCCAGGACCCGAAATGACACTCCAGGGCACGTTGTTCCCACCCGAGGCTGATTGGCGCCCGCCCAACCTGGCTGACCTGCCCCAGGACTGGTCGGCCTTCAAGCGTGTGGGGCTGGACACTGAGACCTGCGACCCGACCCTGCGCAAGCTGGGGCCTGGCGTGCGGCGCGGCGGCTACGTGGTGGGCTACAGCGTCAGCTTCCCCGGCCTGGGCAGCTGGTATGTCCCCATGCGCCACGGCGGTGGGGATAACGTAGCCGATCCTGGCCGCGCTCTGGCCTACCTACGCGATAACCTGCGCCACTGGACCGGCGAGGTGGTGGGGGCCAAGCTGAGCTATGACGTTGACTTCCTGGCCGAGGTTGACGTCACCATGGACAATGCCACCCTGCGGGACGTGCAGGTGGCGGAGCCTCTCCTTGATGAGCTCCAGTACTCCTACAGCCTGGACAATATCCTCAAACGACACGGCCTGGCCGGCAAGGATGAGAGTCTGCTCAAGCAAGCCGCAGCCGCCCACAAGGGCGGGGATAGCAAGCCCCTGGACCCTAAGCGTGACATGCACATGCTGCCGGCGCGCTACGTCGGCCCCTACGCCGAGGCCGACGCCGACCGGCCCCTGCTGTTGCTGGAGCGCCAGGAGAAGCTGATAGAGGAACAGGAGCTCCGCCGGGTGTGGGACATGGAGTCCGCCCTGTTGCCGGTCCTGGTCCGGATGCGGCGCCGGGGCGTGGCCGTGGACTTTGACCAGCTGGACAGAGTGGAGCGCCACAGCCGCGCCGAAGAGATGAAGGCGTGGGGCGAGGTGCAGCGCATCACAGGCGTAGCCGTGCGGGTGGGCGACGCCATGAAAGCCGAGGTCGTGGCCCAACCCCTGCGGGCCGCCGGCCTGATGCCTGGCAGCACGGCCACCGGCAAGCCTAAGATCGATAAGGCGTGGCTGGAGTCCCTGGACCACCCGGTGGCCACAGCGATACGCCGCGCCCGCAAGATGAGCCAGCTGCGGACCACATTCGTACAGTCCGTTCGTGACCATTCCGTGATGCCAGCCGGCGGCAACATCGCGCGCATCCACTGCACCTTCAATCAGACCGTTATGGATAGCGATGAGGAAGGTGACGGCACTGAGGGCGCCGCCTTTGGGCGGCTCAGCTGCCAGGACCCCAACCTGCAGAACCAACCGGCCCGCGACCCCGAACTCGGCCCCATGTGGCGCAAGGTCTATATACCGGACCCAGGCGAAGAATGGGCCAGCCTGGACTACAGCCAGCAGGAGCCGGGCTTGGCGCTCCACTTCGCCATAGCCAGCGGCCAGGAGCGCATCGGGGCCAAGGCGCACGCATCGGCCCTGGCCGCCGCGCACCGCAAGCGCACAGACCCGAGCATGGATTACCACACCATGTTCACGGCCATGGTCCACGGCGACCACGTGCTGGCCTGGGACAAGAAATCAAAGGAGCTCAAGCTCCTACGCGACCCATGTAAGAATATCTACCTCGGCATCTGCTACGGCATGGGCGGCGCCAAGCTGTGCCGCCAGATCGGCCTGCCCATCGTCCTCGTGCAGGATGAGCGCACTGGCCGCTGGCGCGAGGCCGCCGGCAAGGAGGGCCAGGCCCTGCTGAACTTGGTGGATAGTCGCGTTCCGTACATCCGCGCCACGGCCAAGGCAGTGGAGCGCATCGCCAAGGGCCGTGGCTACGTGAAGACGCTGCTGGGCCGGCGCTGTCACTTCGCCACCGACATGCACGGGAACCTTGAGGACACCCACAAGGCGTTCAACCGCATCATCCAGGGGTCAGCGGCCGACCAAACGAAGCAAGCCATGATTGAACTGGACCGCGCCGGGGCGCGCCTCCAGCTTCAAGTCCACGACGAAGTGGACCTTGGTGTGGCTGACAGGGATGAGGGCCTGGCCTGGGCGAAGATCATGTCTGAAACATTGCCGCTGCTGGTGCCTGTCAACGTAGATGTGGAGCTCGGCCCCAGCTGGGGCGAGATCAAGTAGGACGTACACGCACCGTCAACCGGACCCGCCGCCACTGGCGCTGGGGCGCCGGGCGGCTGTAGGCTTAAGCTTAGTCGGGTGGAGGGAAGAGTGACTATACTATCAGGACAGACGATACGGCGGCTACGCATCCTTGAGCCATGCCGTGAGCAGTACCAGGAGGCAACCTTCTCCGGGGGCCTCGGCCCAGCAGGCTACGACCTGGCGCTGGACATCGGCAACGACACCCTGCTGCGCCGCGTCGCGCCAGGGGAATTTCTCCTCGTTGCGGCCAAGGAGTGCTTCTCCATGCCCGACAACGTGGTGGGCGTCGTCCACGACAAATCCAGCTGGGCGCGGCGGGGCCTGACGGTGCAGAACACCATCATCGAACCCGGCTGGTTTGGCCACCTTACGTTGGAGCTGACCAATCACAGCGATACCGAGATTGTCCTGTTTCAGGGCTGGCCCATCGCCCAGGTGGTGTTCCACTATACGGATGAGCGCGTGGAGCGTCCGTACCGGGGCAAGTACCAGGGCCAGGCCCCCGGCCCGCAGGGGCCACGCTGATGAACGAAGATGGCATGTGGAACGCCCTGCGGCCCCGCCTGGCCCAGCTGGGCCTGGACCCGCAGCGCATAGAGAACGTGGCGGGTGAAGGCACCCCAGACGTGAACTATTCTGACGGGATGATAGAGCTCAAGTACCTGGCCAAGTGGCCGGTGCGCGCCAACACCCCCGTCATCATTCCAAAGCTGGTGGAGCGCAAGCACCAGGCCGCGTGGCTCTACACGCGCTGGACGCGCGGCGGCGCGGCCTGGCTGCTGCTGCGGGTTCACCATGACCTGCTGTTGTTCAGCGGCTACGACGTTCCAACCATCCGCAAGGGCGTGACTCGCAGCCAGATGTTTGACCTGGCCTGCTGGTACGCCCTAGGTGGGGAGCGGCTTCACCACACAGACGCGCACTGGCATCGCCTGGCGGCCTGGCTGCGGCAAAAGGAGGCCAACCTACCACCGCACGCTTGCGCCCGCCTGCTGCGCCTGCGCTGCTACAAGCCGGTGGACTACGTGGCCACAGAAATGGAGGTTCCGGTAGCCGATGTGGTACGCGGCGAGACAACCGACTGCCAGATGAGTAGTGACCTCATAGAATTTTGGACCTGCTGACGTGATAGTCTACTTAGTGACAAGTCCAAGTGGAAAGCAGTACGTCGGAATAACACGCCGGACATTGAAGCGCAGGTGGAAGCAGCACGTCGTAAAATCCGCGCGCAGAAACACGGCGCTGGGCGCAGCCATCAAGAAACACGGCCCGGATAGTTTTATCCTAGAGGTGATAGCAGAGGCCTCCTCACTTGAGGAATTGTGTGCCCTGGAACAGAAATACATCCAGGAGTACGCGACCCTCCTACCAAGTGGATACAACCATACGACCGGCGGTGAGAGCGCCTTTAAAATATCTGAAGATAGCAAACAAAAAATGAGGTTAGCAGCCGCCGCGCGCTGGGCCGATCCAGTGAAGCGCGCGGCGGCCATAGAGGCTAGCTGGAAGCCTTCCAGCGCGGCGCGGCGCATAGCAAAGCTAACGGATGTGAAACACTCAGATGAGCGTCGGGCCAACCAATCTAAGGCACAACTAAAAAGATTCCAGGATCCGGCTGAGAGGGAGAAACTCTCAAAGGCGCAATTGAGGTATCGCAGTGAACACAGGTAGCAAAGAGGCCCTAGAGTTCCTGCAGCGGGTGCGCCCCGGCGGTCCGTGGGTCCTCACAGCAATATCACCAAATCCGGCCCCCACTGAGACGAAGACATTTACTGTCTTCCAGACTGATGATTTAGTGCAGTGGGTTGAGGATAGGGATGGTAGGAAGAACATCTACTGGACTGTGAACGCCCTGAACAGGGCGGCCACCACAAAGCCCAGCAAGGAGGATGTGGATAGCCTCTTGTTTCTACACGTGGATGTCGATCCTGATAAGGGCAAGGAGATTGAGGTAGAGCGCAAGCGTATCCTCGCCAAGCTAAAGGACTTCAAACCACGTCCAACAATAGTTCTCGATAGCGGGGGCGGCTATCAGGCATTCTGGAAACTGGACGAGCCCCTGTACGTCGGTGGCGATCCAATAAGAATATCAGATGCGGAGGCGTACAACCAGCAACTTGAGGTTTTGTTGGGCGGAGATCACACGCACAACTGTGATCGAATCATGCGGCTGCCCGGCACGACAAACATACCAAACGAAAAGAAGCGCAAGGCGGGACGCGTAGAAGTCAAGGCCACGGTAGTGTGGTTTGATGAGGGCTCTTACTCCTTATCAGATTTCATCCCGGCCCAGCGGGTGCAGACTGGGACCAGCACCAGCACCGCCAAGGGCGTGCAGCTGAGCGGCAACCTGCCGACGGTTCTGATAGATGATCTGCCTGAGCAGGTCACGCCGCGCACCCGGATGCTCATTGTACAGGGCGGCGACCCCGATGATCCAACGCACTACGCGTCACGGTCAGAAGTGCTGTTCGCGGTGTGCTGCCAGCTGGTGCGCGCCGGGTGCAGCGATGACACGATCGCCGCTGTCATCCTGGACCCCGACTACGATATCAGCGCCAGCGTGCGCGCCGCCAGGCGGCCAGTGGAGTACGCGGCCCGGCAGATACAGCGCGCCCGCGAGAACGTGGTGGCGCCCATGCTCCAGGTTCTCAACGAGAAGCACGCGGTCATAGCCGACCTGGGCGGCAAGTGCCGCATCATCAGCGAAGTCATGGACAGCGGCATGGGGCGCACCCGCATCAGCAAGCAATCGTTCGAGGACTTCCGTAACCGCTACATGCATATCAAGGTTGAGGTTGGTAAAAACGAGAAGGGCGAAGTGCAGATGAAGCCGGCTGGTCACTGGTGGCTCAACCACCCGATGCGCAGGCAGTACACCACCATGGTCTTTGCCCCTGGGCGGGAGGTGGAAGATTCCTTCAACTTGTGGAAGGGCTTTGCCTGTGAGGCCATTCCCGGCAAGGGGCATGAGCTCTACCTTGAACACATGCTGCAGAACATATGTGGCGGCAACCAGGACCACTACGATTACTTGATCCGCTGGCTGGCCCGCGCCGTGCAGCAGCCCGGTTCGCCGGGTGAGGTCGCCGTGGTGCTGCGGGGCGGCCAGGGCACGGGCAAGGGCACGTTCATCAAGGAATTTGGCGCGCTGTGGGGCCGCCACTTTCTACAGGTGGCGGCGGCCAAGCACTTGGTGGGTAACTTCAACTCACACCTGCGGGACTGCGTCGTTCTGTTCGCGGACGAGGCTTTCTTCGCCGGCGATAAGCAGCACGAAGGCGTGCTGAAGACGCTCGTGACGGAAGAGACTTTCATAATTGAAGGCAAGGGCGTGGACGCCGAGGCGGCGGCCAACTGCACTCACTTGTTGATGGCTACGAACAAGGACTGGGCCGTGCCGGCTGGCGCGGACGAGCGACGCTTCCTGGTCCTGGACGTGGGCAGCGGGGCCAAGCAGGATGCGACCTACTTCGCGGCCCTGCGGCGCGCCATGGCCAACGGGGGCCGGGAGTCGCTGCTGCACTATTTGATGACAATTGACCTAGAGGAGTGGGAGGTCCGCTCCGTACCGAAGACCGAGGCGCTGAAGGAGCAGAAGCTGTTCAGCCTCGGGACCGAGGAGCAGTGGTGGCTGGAGCGTCTGACCGACGGGCGCACCGTGGCCTCCAACGCCGAATGGTTGACCGAGGTGCCCAAGGAAAAGCTCCAGGCTGACTACCAGCGGTATTGTGAGGGCCAGCGCATCATGCGCCGCATAAGCCCCACGGCGCTGGGCAGGTTCCTAAACCGCGTGCTGCCGCACCCGTGGCCCCGCAGCGCCCAGCGCCTGGCCAACATAGAGAAGACAACGGCCGATGGGCGCATTGAATTGGTCAAGGAGCGGGCCTACTGGTACTCGCTACCGAACCTACAGGTGTGTCGTGACGAATGGGACCGGCTGTACGGTGGCTCCTGGGCGTGGCCAACCGAGGAAGATGAACCGCCCAGGCCGCAGCGCGCGGTCGGGGAACCCTACTAGAAGCACAGGAGACTACCATGGATGAATATGACATCAGCCACTTGGACGCGGCTTGGGCCTTGGACTCTGGCGTGGAACGGGTGCGGGAGTTCCACGAAGCGTTTGACATCGTGTGCGAGAATTCGCCCTGGTTGCCTGAGCTGACCCAGGGCGACCGCCGCCTGCTGCACGGCTACGCCCGCCAGCTGGGCCGCATCGCAGCCGAGCTCAAGGCCCAGGCAGCCGAGGCCAACGGCCTGGGGCGCCACGCCCTGGGCCGGCTGCTGGTGCGGCTACAGCTGCACGTGGAAGAGACTGGTGAGCTGGCCGACGCCTACGTGGCGCAGGACATGGTGGCCGTGTTCGATGCGCTGACAGACATCTCGTATGTCAGCGATGGCACCTATCTCACGCACGGTCTCGGCGCGCTGAAGGTGGCCGGGGACGAGGAAGTCCACGCCAGCAACATGTCCAAGCTGGACGCGAACGGGCGGCCCATCATTCACCTGTCGGGCCGCGTCGTTAAGTCCGATCAGTACCGGCCACCGAACCTGGCGGGGGTGCTGGAAAAATATCGTGATAGAATGGCCGGGGGCGGCTGAAGAAAGCCTCTATCATTACGGTCTGTCCCTCCATAGGTTGTGGTCATCGGGCAGAGGCCCAAATAGAAAAAGAGGATTACCACCATGGCCGACGAAGCCGCCAAGACCCCCGCCGCCCCCAAGGTGCCCACCCATCACGTGACCGTTTCCGTCGGTGAAGGCGAAGCCGCCAAGACCCTGACCCTGACCCAGTTCGCCGCGACCAGCGACGGCAAGAAGGTCATCAAGGAAGCCGGCATCGACAAGGGGGACATCGGTTCCTTCACCAGCAACCGCGCCGCCAAGATCATCGTCCGCGCGCTGCGCCCGCACCTGCCGCGCGCTGCGGCCAAGGTGGCCGACGGCGCCGAGCCGGCGGTGGCCCAGGCCGCCTAACCAGCACGAGTTCCGCGCGGTCGGATCCTGAACAGCCCCCCAGCCGATGGCCGCGTAGAATAGAGGCCCCCAGGTTAGCGCCTGGGGGCCTTGATTTTAGAAGCACAGGAATACATCGTGAAAACTCTTGACTTATTCAGCTGCCTTGGTTTCCACGCCCTTGGCCTAAGCTACGCGGGTCTCACAGATACAGCGGCCTTTTGTGAATCAAATCCATGGCGCCGGCGTGTGCTGGCGGCGAGATTTCCTGGAGTACCTATCCATGAAGATGTTAAAACCATCAACCCCCCCCGTGCAGACATCTGTTTTGGTGGGCCGCCCTGCCAAGGAACCAGCGTCAGCGCCGCCATCCATGGTTACCGAACAGGCAGAACTCTCTTCCCGGAAATGTTCCAGGCGGGCCAGAAGGCGGGCGTTCAATGGTATGTCGTGGAGCAGCCCCCCGGAGCTTCGGCGTGGGAAGCCGAAGTCAATAACCATTTTTCCAGCGTTGGCCTCCACTGTGGAAGACTTGAATTTGGTGCTAATGACCTTGGTGCGCCTTATCTTCGCAGAAGAGTGTACATTTTTGCCTGCGCCAGCCTGTCGAGATTGGAGGTCGCCTGGGCTACGATCCCACGAGCGATTGAAGAAGCCAAGGGGGCAGCAGCTGCCCGAGGTGATTGGGACCCGAATTCCATCCCTGCTTTTGGAATGGACACTTGGCGCGCCGAAGGGGTTTACGATCGTAGACAAAGAATAGAAGCATTGGGAGATAGCAATCCCCCCGCCATGGCACATGTGGTCGGTCTCATGTTGAGAGAGGCTGGGGTGGATAAAATCTAATGCTTTGTCGAGATTAATCATTGCGCCCCGCTCCGGCGGGGCGTAGGTCTACTCTCAGAAGCACAGGAGCTACACCAATGAAGATCAGCCGTCGCAACACCGCCAACGCCCAGGCGAAAGCCGAGAAACGCGCCGTTGGTAAGAAGACCAGCCGCTATGCCGCCAAGGTGGCCGCCGAGAAGGCCCGCCTGGCCACACAGGAAGGTCCAAAGAAGAAATAGGGCTTGGTGCCGGTGGGGCGCACGGCGCAGGGTGTGCGTAGAAGCACAGGACCCCCGCCGTGGCAACCATCGTCACCTTGCCTAGCCGCCCCACCAGCGCCCACAGCCTACCCAAGGGGGTGGACGTGTGCGCCCTGCAGACACGGGATGGCTGGCGCGCCCAGCGCGTGGAGTGGTTCTGGTCCTACAGCTGCGGCGTCGAAGGCTGGGACTGCGATTACAGCTGGGACTGCGATGTTATCTGGGCCACCCGCGCTGGCTGTGAGCAGGCCATCGTGGCCAAGTACGGGAGAGTTTCAAGATGAGCTACTGGTGCGATGATCAAAGGCTAAACATTGAACAACGGCGTCTTGACGCCTACCAAGCAGAGGTTCACAAGAAAATGACAACCCTATCCCACAACGGTCTGGTCCTATTCGACGACCATAAGGACCGCCCGGCCCCGCGCGCCACCCACCTGCCGGTGGACCCCGCCGTGCGGGCTGCGGCGCACGCCCTGGCCGCCCGCAGCAGCGACCTGACCCGCGCCTGCACCATGCCGGTCATGACGCCCGCCGTGCTGGCCCGCGCCGTGCGCCAGGCCGCCGAGGCCGAACTGGAGTCCCAGACTATCCGCCTCAAGCTGGAGGCCCAGGTGGAACAGCTGCGGCTGCAGGAAGAGCGTGATGCGAAGGCTGCGGGCCAATGACGGAGGACGTCCAACCCAAGCCAGCGGCGCCCAAACCCACCTACCTGGGCGATGGTGTCTACGCCAGCTTTGACGGCTACCAGATATGGCTGGCCGTTAACCACCACAGCCACAAGGTCGTGGCCCTGGAGCCAGACGTCATGTCTTCCCTCCTGGACTACGCAAGGAGTATATGGGGATGATTGTTCACTCCACGCCCGGCCTGCTGGACATCCGCAGCATCACCACCATGGGCCTGAGCGCCAAGCCCAACAGCGACAATCCAATCGGCATGTTCGGCACGGGGCTGAAGTACGCGATCGCGGTGCTGGTGCGCCACGGCGCGCGGCCCGTGGTCTGGATCGGTAAGGACCACTACGAGTTCTTTTCCATCGAGGATGGGTTCCGAGGCAAGCCCTACCAGCACCTGACCATGCGCCTGCAGAAGTTTACGTTGACCAGGGCGCGGAACACGCCGCTACCGTTCACGACCGAGTACGGCCGGAACTGGAAGGTGTGGATGGCCTTCAGGGAGCTGGAATCCAACACGCGGGATGAGGGCGGCATCACCACCCGAGAGGCGCCCGGCTACGCCTTTGCGGGCGTGGAGGGGATGACAACAATCATCGTGGACTTCGCCGATTACGAGGAGGCCTGGGCCAACCGCGATGACGTGTTCCTGCCTGGCGGGCTGAGCGTGCGGCAGCAGTCGGAGGGGATGCAGGTGCTGGATGGCGAGTCCAGCCGCCTCTACTACCGTGGCCTGCGGGCCATGGACCTGAGCAAGCCCACCCTGCGGACCTACAACATCCTGGCCGGCATCGAGCTGACCGAGGATCGCACCTTCAAGTACGAGTTCCAGGTCAAGGACGTACTGGCCCGGCACATCATGCAGTCGGACGACGATGACCTTATCCGGGCCGTGCTGAAGGCGGATGACAAGCACTGGGAGCATGAGCTCCCCTTCCCGCAGTACGCGACGCCGGGGCCGGCGTTCCACCGTGTGATGGCTGACCGCCAGGCCGGCACCTACAGCCGGGCCAGCCTGGGCTATTACGCCCGGCACGACCCGCGCCCCCTGCCCCCGTCCGATACGGTCTGGCAGACCCACCCCACGCCGTGGGTGCTGGACGTGGATACCATCGTCGATAACAACGGCGTGATTGCCGTGAAGCAGGTGAACGGCGGCGGCGCCGTGCTGGGCGAGCCCTACGGCTACGAGGGCCGCTGGTCGGCCGTGGCCTGGGCCGTGCTGGCGCGCCTGGGTATGCCCGTGCCTGCGCCCGATGGTGTAGGTCCGGCCGACGGCGCACCGGACCCCAGCGACGCCGCTGCGCCGGAGCCAGCCGAGATGACGGAAGAGGAAGCCCTGGCGCACATGGACGTGGAGGACGAACTGGACCCCACGGGTGAGGAACGCGCGGCGCATGATGCAGCTGTGGCCGAGGATAATGCGGCCATGGCGATACGCTCTGGGGACATGGATGAAGAAGAAGGCCGATAGCGCCCAGCAGGACCTCTTCGCAGCCCCACCCGCCCAGGCAAGCCCCACGGGTGAGACGGAGGTGTGCCGCGTCTGGCCCTTTGGGATGTGTGTCCGCGTTGAGACCGCGCCGGGCGTGGCCTGGGAGATGCCCAACCCCACGCCCAGTGGGCGCGTCTACAACCCCGCCGGCCTGGCCAACAGCGTCCGCACCGTGGGGCGCGTGCGCCTGGACCGCTGGGTTAGAATTAATGACGCCGGTGAGGATAAGTCATTGCAGGGACGGCTCATCGCTGGTAGCTCTGGGGTAGACAACAGCTAGGAGCAGTACAATCCCCCGCCCAACCCCGCCAAGATGACGGACAGCCGTGCCGCCACCTACGTTGACGAGTACGGTGATCAATCCTGGGAGCTCGACGCCCTGGAACCGACTGTCATACGCGACCTGATACGCGACGCCGTGATGCGTGTGCGCGACCCTGTTCTATGGGACCAGGCGCTTGAAAAAGAAACAGCGGACCTTGAGGCCCTGGATGACATGATAGAAAGCATGGGCGGCAAGGACGCTGACTAGCAACCGGGGCGGCGCCCCGCACGCTATAGGTAGGCCGCACCAGCGCAGGGTCCAGCCATGCACCATCAGCACACCATAGAGCATCAGCTCATACGGCAAGCTGAGAAGCTAGTCGAGCTCCGTGCTTTCGTCCTCCTCGCCCCCCATACAAGAGAGACCATCATGGCCATTTCCGACGAACTGAACACCCTGGCCGAGCAGGCCACCGCCCTGGCGGAATCCGCCCCCGACCAAATCGCCGCCCTGCTGGCCGCCAAGGAAGCCTCCGACGACGCCGCCGCCGAGGCCCCCATCAAGACCATCGGTGACGCCCTGACGACCATCAAAGGCGCCCTGGCCGGCAACAGCACCGGCGGCAACAGCACCGGCGGCAACAGCACTGGCGGCGGCCAGACCACCACCAGCCCCGTCACCCTGAGCCCGGCCGAACTGCCCGACCCCAGCCTCGGCGTGGCCTACAGCGCCACGGTGGCGACCACCGGCGGCGAAGTCAACGAAACCTTCACCTACGGCGCGGGCGCGCTGCCGCCGGGCCTGGCCCTGGATGCGACCTCGGGCGCCATCACCGGCACGCCCACCACGGCTGGCACATTCCCCTTCACTGTCACGGCCACCGGCAGCGCCGGCAGCAGCGGCAGCCAGGACTACACCGCCACCGTCAGCTAATCCGCGGACCATCCACGGCAGTCAAAAAGAAGCCCGCTGGTGGAAGCCAGCGGGCTTCTAGTTTCACACGCGCAAGAGGGGAGTAGCGACTGGGCGGCGCGTGGTTAGCTGGCGTCCAGCTGGGGCTGCATGGCGGCATTGGCCGCCTGGAGCTGAGCCTGGAGCGCCTTAATCTTGGTGATGTCGCCACCGGCGATGATGGTCGCATCGTTCTCGGCGGCACTGATGACTGTTTCCAGTCCG